CCTAACCGGCGGCGATTGGGAAGCGAAATTCCCGAAGCTCGCTCGTGAGGCTCAAATGATCAAGGACGCAGGGCTCGGAGTGCAAGTCGCTCCGGTCACGGCTCCAGTTCCCGGAGGATCGTCTGAGGCCGTCCCTCCTGATTCCGGGACTGAAGCTCCAGCCGAACCTGATTCGACCCAGCCTGCAACGCCCACGCCTCAGGAAGAAGGGAACGCAAGGATTGCGGAACTGTCGCAGGCAATCATGATCCTGGCGACCAGGGAAAACCCGGCTCCGAATGTGAGCGTGACGTATCCGGAAACAACTTTCAATCCGGCTCCAATCAACATTGAAAGCCCTGTCGTGAATGTCCATCCTTCGCCCGTGAGTGTCACCCTCCCGCCGATCAATCTGACGTTGACCGTGGAATCGCCCAAAGGATCCAAGACGAAGCATATTGAATTGGTTCCTGGTCCTGACGGAGAACCTTCCGGCTATACGGTGACGGAGGATTAAATGGGCCTCGGATTTTCAACCAAACTCAGAACGGCTCGTGCCTTTCAAACGCTCTACGCTTTGGACGCGGGTCCGGAACCTGGAACCCTGGATCTATTCGGCGGGAAACGACCGGAGACCGGCGCGGCCTTAACCGATCAAGTGCATCTATCAGGTCATACGCTCTCGCGTCCCTCCGGGCGCGTGGCCGATGGGATTCTGGTATTCCACGATATTTCCGAGGGCTTCGGAACTTCCAAAGCTGGAAAGGGAACCGATGCGACATGGTGCCGGTTCCGCGATGGCTCCGGGCTCTTCGTCATGGACGGGTCTGTCACGGCCAAGGGACGAGGCGGTGAAATTCAATTGAACAGCACGACAATCGCGACAGGTTCACCCGTCAAGATCTCTCCAGGCGGGATGACCATCGAAGGGAATTTCTAATGTTCACGTTCGTCTGGAATCGGTATCGCTGGAACGTTCTTCCCTGGGACGGGAAGGGCGGCGCAGAGATCCCGGAACAGAGACCGCCTCACCGAACTTTCATCATCAAGCGCCCGGATCCAAAGCCGGTTCTCCGCAGGATCCGAGGGACTTTCAACGCTTCGACTGAAAGCGCAATGATGAAAATGGAAGGCACAGTTGAGGCCCTGCCGATTCCGACATTCATTCCGAAGAAGGGCCTTTCGCTGATCGAGATGATCATTTTTCTTGAGGTGGCATGATGCGACTTGTTGACATCGTTTCCGGCGCTTGGGCGATCACTCCAGCGATGCATCGGGAAATTTTGGGCATCTATCAGCGGCATATTGCAGGACCGAAGATTGATCTTGATGGACTTGCCGCGCAGATCGGGAAGCCTCTCAAGTCGGAGCCAAAGGGATACGCAATAGAAGAGCGTGTCGCCATCCTCCCAATCGAGGGCGTTATCGCCAAGCGGATGAACCTCTTGACCTATATCAGCGGCGGGACTTCAACAAGTTTCGCATCTGCTGAATTCGCAAAGGCGATGAATGATCCCGCAGTCGATTCCATCATTCTCCTCGTGGATTCTCCGGGCGGCGCGGTGGATGGGACTCAGGAATTCGCAAACGTGATCGAGTCCTTCCGAGGGACAAAACCGATTGTCGCTTTCACAGATGGCATGATCGCTTCGGCGGCATACTGGATCGCGGCAGCGGCAGATCGGATTTATATCTCAGGTGATACGACCCAAGTCGGAAGCATTGGAGTCGTGGCGACTCATACGGATTTATCCGGAGCTGAAGCCCAGCGCGGAATCCGAACAACCGAAATAACGGCGGGAAGGTTCAAACGGATTGCCTCGTCCTATGCACCATTGACACCCGAAGGAAGGGCATCCATTCAAGACCATGTGGATTCGATTTATACAGCCTTCGTTTCTGACGTTGCGCGGATGCGGGGCTCGGACGTGAATACAGTTCTCGAAAAGATGGCCGATGGAAAAATCTTCATCGGAAAATCTGCAATCGGTGTCGGGCTAGTGGACGGGGTTTCCACGCTCGGAGACATCATCGCAGGCTTGACCGATGGCTCAATCCTAGGCCGTCAGCAGGAAACGGGCGCGGTGGCGACTGTCGCAGAAGTCAAACCCGAGGCAGGTATGACCTCGACTCAAACAATTCAAAAGGAGAAACCCGAAATGGATATCGAAACCTTAAAGGCCGAACATCCGGAGCTGATGTCCGCCATCAAGGCGGAAGGGTTCGAGGAAGGTAGCGCCTTCCAACTTGAGCGCGTCAAAGCGGTATTTGCTCAGACGATGACCGGGCACGATGCGCTCATCAAGGCCCTCGCGCTCGATGGCAAGACATCCGGACCTGAAGCAGCTCAAGCAATTATCACGGCGGAGAATCAGGCCCGCGCAAAGAACCTCGTCAATCTTTCTTCCGACGCTCCGAAGCCCGTTGATTTCCAAGCCGACCAGGAAGTCCCGAAGCTCACAGGCGAAGCGAAATGGAAAGCCGATTGGAAGGCTTCCCAAGAACTGCGTGAAGAATTCAACGGCAACGAAAACGCCTATCTCAAATTCATGTCGAATTCCGAGAGTGGCCGAATCCGCGTAGCTATGCGGACAAAGGAGTAACCATGACGACCCTTGCAATCGACACTCCCAGGACTTACGAGCAGGGATGCCTCAACGATGTGCCCATGATCGCCGCCGATATCATCTTCGAGGGCGCGGCCGTGGGATCCAGCGGCGGGTATGCTCGCCCTCTCGTTGCGGCGGATGTGTTCCTCGGAATGGCAATCCAGAACTGCGACAATTCCCTCGGCGCGGCTGGCGCGGAATACGTCAAGGTTCAGCCGAAGGGCGAGGTTCAACTTGCCGTGGCTTCGGTGGCTATTACTAGCATTGGCCTTCCTGTCTACGCCTCAGACGACAATACTTTTACCCTTGTCTCAACGAGCAATTCCCTAATCGGGAAGGTCAAGCGTTTCATTTCCAGCGGCATTTGCATCGTTTCTTTTAATGCCTTGCCCTAGCCGAAAGCCCGTCAGAAAAAACGCCCATAAAAAGGAGAAAAAAACATGAGCGCAAAAGGTTTAGGAAGTCGGGCGATCATCGGCTACATCATCGATGCCCTTGATCAGCCCTTGAATACATGGGTCGATGGTCTCTCGAACCAGTTCGCATCCGATCAGGAATCCGAAACATACAAATGGCTCGGAACTAGCCCGGTCATGCGGGAGTGGATCGGCGGCCGTGATGCCAAGGGATTCCGCGAGAACGGATTCACGATCAAGAACAAGACCTTCGAGGCAACGCTCCGGGTTCTGGTCGATGAAATCCGCAGAGACAAAACAGGGCAGGTCATGGCTCGAATCGCGGATCTCGCATCACGAGCGAATGATCACAACGCGAAATTGATTTCGACCCTCATCATGGCGGGCGGGGCTTCCCTCTGTTATGACGGGCAATATTTCTTCGATACCGATCACGTCGAAGGCGACAGTGGAACGCAGAGCAACGCTCTCTCTATCGACATCGCAGTGGCCACGGCTCCGACACCTGCTGAGATGGAATCCGCCATCCTTCAGATGACCACGCAGATGTACGGCTATAAGGACGATCAAGCCGAGCCCATCAACGGAGAGGCGAAGCAGTTCCTTGTTATGGCTCCGGTGAACTATCTCAAGGCCGTGGCCGGTGCGCTCGGAACTTCCGTCATCATCGAGTCTGGCGCTTCTCGGAATAATCTGATTCAGGCAGTCGGAAGCCTGGGCGGATTCGTTTACAACATGGCGATCAATGCTCGCCTCACCAATACCGACCGCTTCTATTTGTTCCGGATGGATGGAGCCACGAAGCCCTTTATTCGCCAGCTCGAAGAAGACCTTTCTATCTCGGCACTGGCCGAGGGTTCCGAAGAGGAATTCAAGAATAATTGGCATCTCTACGGCATCAAGAAAATCGGGAATGTCGGTTACGGGCTCTGGAGCGGCGCAGTTCAAGCCGTGTTCACCTAAACGAAATCAGTGAAGGGATCGATTCCAATTTGATCCCTTCGCTGTTCTTTTGGAGAACCCATGAAACGATATGAAGTCATCGCGCCCTTCGTCCTCATCTACGCTGGAGCCCTTCAGCTAACCGACGAGCAGGCATTGTCGCGCAAGGGATTCCTGACGAGAACGAAGAAAAAGGGCGTCTATCTGGTCGATGTTCCGACAGGTTTCAAGCGCGGAGAACTCATCGGCTTCGATGGAGAGATCGACCGATCCTTGATGCTTGATCTTGCCGAGAAGAAGCCCGATCCGCGTGAAGAGATCGACGAAAAGAAAACATCGGAGGGTAATGATGTGGCATGAGTCCGATATCGAAGGCATGTTGCTGGGCCTCGGCGGGGTTCAGGTGATCCACGGAACCGAAGGCGGTTTCGGGACTCTTGACGCTTTTGACGAGGCCATGCTGCAAGGCTTAGATACCGCTCTCGTGGGCAGAATGATCGCGATTACGGTTCGGACAAATGCCTTTCCTACCCTGAAAATCAAGGGCGCGATCACGGCGGATGGAATTTCCTATACCGTCCGCAGTCGCTTTGCAATTGACGATGGCGCACTAACTCGGCTCCTTTGCCAGAAGGCTTAAACATGACCACGATTAGAAATCAAATCATCGGAGCCTTTGTCACCCTGTTGTCGGCAACCGGCAAGCCTTCGGGCCTTGTTGTTTCCCGAATGCAGGTCACGAACAAAGAAGAAGAGGATGTGTTTTCAATCGTGGTCCGTCCTGAAAGGGAAGGCATCATCCGAGCGGAAGGGAAGCAGCGGAACTATCCAATCCGTTCGCGATCTCTTTCGGTCAGGCTGGAATGTCGAGCGAAATGCACGACAGGGCAATCCCCAGACGAAGCCCTGGATCCACTTCTCGCTTGGATTACAAAGGCCCTCGCAAACGAACAAACATACGCGAAACTTGCGGTCGATTCAGACGAAAGCGAGATCACATGGGAAGGAGAAAATGCAGATTCAACCTTCGGCCTCGCCATCGTAACCTATGGCGTTAATTACATCACGAGCCGGGCAGATCAGGAGAAAACCCGATGAAAATCAGAATTCTTACGGATTTCCACATCCATAAAAATCAACCATGCCCGCTCGGATCCGAGATCGAAGTAGACGACTTGGCGGGCTCGCACTTGATCGCCCTCGGCTTTGCTGAGGCCGTCAAGGGCAGAAAGGACAAGGCCGAAAATGAGCACACCTAGCAGCGACAATCTTTATCTCGGAGCAGGCGAGGTCTTCATCAATCT